GTCCGGGTAAACTTACAAGAACCTCCTGGTATAGCGCCTTCAGTTAACGTACTGATCGCTACTAGACGAGTTATAAGGTAACTAACCTGGTACAGCAAAGGGGCCTCCCTCTTAGTCCAAGATCCCCGAACTTGAAGAGATCCCCTCCACCGAGTCAACCAGACTCGGCTCCGTAGCCTGTTCAATGAAGACCCTCGCAAGAGAACCGAACCGCGGCTTCCGTGTGAGTCGGTGAAACATTACTTCACCTTCCTGCACTAAAGCATCGGATCGTTCCCAAGCTTGGAACTTCTTCAAAGAACGGGTGAGTGACTTGTACCAATTGTTCCCCTTCTTGGCGTCGCCGAAGAATGGAAGATTTGGAATTGTCGCTCCTGCGAACTCTGCTACAACAGTAGCTAGTTCCTGTAACGGACCGAAGATGGTCTCCGGATTAATGACAGGCTTAGTACCAGGAAGCTTCAATTTCTGATTAAGATAGTCTCGATACGAATTGTAATCGAGGTTATAATTAACAGATCTTGTCACGTCCAGTTTCACTTCTTTTGGAAGCGAGACTACATCAATCCAAAGCTTAATCCACTCACCGAGTGGATAGAGCTCAAATTGAGGTTGTGTACTAATGTCACGTTCATACATCCGGTCCGACATCGGCGGTAGGCGTTTCACCATATCATCAAACCGGTCCCACTCTCTGAGTAAATTGGAAAGTATTCCGCGGTTGGTTTCCCAAACCGACCAACGGAAATACTGCCAAGATACAGGAGAGAGGGGCGGATTGAATGAGAGAGCCAAGTCAGACTCGCGATACGCTAACAGCATATCATCGATTATGGCTAGGCCCTTATCTATGGTGGTTCGAGCACAGTCGGGCACCCTTGGTAACTGGCCGACCCGGCCGGAAATCAAGTTTGCTAATGGCGCGTTTTGCCCCAAAGGGGGCGCAGACGAAAATTCCAGGGGGAGAGCATCCAGCTCTTCTCCCGGGTTCTCACTGTGCATCCAATGGAACAAAGCCTCGCCATCCAACCTGTGTTGGAACTCTTCAAGAATCTTCTTTCGAAGATGCTCTACAATGCGTCGACTTAGGTTCGTGGATAGTACAGTATCAACCTTGATCGCAGCCATACGGCCGCGGTCCTCTTCTGACATAACATTTGTTATCCAGTCGAGAACGGAAGATATGTTGAGTTCCTCCAATTCAGATTTATTCTGAAGAGGATTCAGCAGACAATACCGTACTAACCTAAGAACCGACGATGGTCGGCGCCCAGACATCTCCGGAGTGAGGACTATCCACTGAGCCGAAGTGACAGCCCTACGTAGTAAGGCTGAAACTTCTGTCGTTGGTATCCCAAATCTACGGAGAATCCTTTTAGCGAATTCAAGACGTTGCGTCCATGTCGAGCATGCAAGCTCTTCACGGAATGACAACGGCGAGATATCACCTTCAGGAATATACCTTCGGTTAGCAAATTCAAAACAGTTCTTTGAGGACTGTAATGACTTTGCTAGTCCAATGGTAATAGAGAAATCGGCACACGTCTCTTTGTAAGCGTCACTGACGACTTGCGAAGAGGATATGTCGACATCATCTCCTAAGATAAGGTAATCCTTGTACCACTCCTCATGCTGTGTTGCTCTCCAATGAGAGAACTGCACAAGGCTATGGTGTACCAAGGCCATCGACGCCCAGGAGGATAGTGCTCCCATAGGCTGTCCGGTACCGTACCGGACTTTCTGTAAAGGAGCATTACTTTCTGAGCCCTTCTCAACAGGAAGGTAGAAGTCACGGTCTGTGAGAATCTTCGCCCACAGATCTACTCTCTCCCTGACAACGTCAGGACTCTCCCCTTCAGCTTGAAGGAGAGGGTATAGCACTGCTTTATACAGTGCAAGAGGGATTGAATCTGTTGCGGTCTTCAAATCGAAACTCCAATGGGGGCATAAGCCTCTGTTGAAGTATTCATTTACGACTCCATCCTGATCAAAAGTCGCGTCATTTCTGACGAGACCCTTGAGTAGGGAAAAGAGCCATTCGTGAACCGGTTTGAGGGCCACTTGGGTCCAGTAATCACAGATTGCGACTACCCTAACCTTTCCCGCCGGTTCATCTATTGTATGTAGACGACTGAGGATCGGCCCGTCTCTCCCAGCGGGAGTGATACGGGTGGCCATTAACAGTCCATTTGCTGTAACGCCGCGTTGATCAACAATACGGGGACCAATCCCTGTAGAGTTGACTACGCTGTCAGAGTCGGTAGTAATACCTTCAATTGACATTGCGTCCAGTATTTGAACTGCTAAATGGTCCTCGTGTAGCTCAAACCAGCGGAGAACGTGGTTCTCCGGGGCAGCCTTCCAGGCTTGTGCATCAATTGTTGCACTAGCTGACGAGGGTCCACTAAGGTTTGCACCGGCCGATCGAATCAGTGTCCCTAAGGCAGTTTCATATTTGTATTCCGGCAGCTTGCCAGATCCAAATTGAGAAGAAAGTAACTTCGGAAAAACTTCTGAAGTGAATTTCTGGTATAAGGCCCAAGTCGGGTTTTCCTCCAAAATTGGGTGAGGAGCAGTAATTGACGCTGTACTAAACTTTGGATGTTTTGCATCCATAGCTCGGTACAAGTTCAGAATCGAAGCAATAACCCGTATTACGGGGAGATTACCAGATCTGATCATGTCTCTTAAAGCCCTTGGCCAATAAGAAGGAAGACCTTTCGTAAGCCGAATACCCCAACCAAGGGGAACGCTACATTTCAATGGATTTCCGGACATAAATGTGTAAAGGACGAATAAACACACCTTTAGGTGTTTTATGCATCCTCCAGCACCGTTATGCTTGAGAAGAGTCGAAAGATGTCGAGCCACGGGAGTGAGCAATTCCAGGAAACTTCCTGAATTCTTCACTTCTGTGTAGTGTAGGAGCTCTCGCCCCCACAACAACACAGTCTGAGCAATCGTTTTAGGACTCTCAGAGACCATAGTCGAGCCTTTTACAGTAGGGACTCCTTTTCGGACTTTCGATCGAAAGTCTAAGAAGGTTTTCCAACTTATAAGGGACGCTTTGGTCCACCTAGTCTCAAATCCCACCGGAAGGGGGGAATTTTGAGAAGAGGTACCTGGGAGAAGAACTGTAGGGCGGCTCGCCTTACCTTTCTTCTCTTCAGGTTGAACAGGACTAGGACGATTAGCAGATGGAGTGGCTACAACTAACAATGGCAAATCATTGGAGACGCAGGTTCTACCTAACGAAAGGTAGTCTGCCTGGTTCAAGTAAAGGAGTGACGAAGGACTAAACGGGTCCACAACACAATAGTGTCGTGTCTCCATTAAATCCCAGTCAACCAATACAAGCCAGTGCGCGACCGTCCGTAAGGACGGGCGAATCTTCAAGATTTGTTCTCGCGTCATCTCCACACCATTGATAAGGTATTTATCTTGTCTTAGGACCAAAGATGTTGAAAAGGAACGTGTAAGTATAATCATAAAGTTGTAATAGTCTTTGTGTTTAGAAAGCTCGCTACCTGCTTTTCCCTATTTGGAAGATTCCAGTTAGGGTAGCCAGGCCGTGAATAGCCCGAGAAGGCTGATCATGGTTTGCGTCTACCGAAGGTCGGAACTTACGTTCCTTCCTAAACTAGACTCTTCCAATAATCTCTCAAGCGTGAAACATCTTACCCGCGTTGGACCTCAGAAGCGGTTCTGTTTTAGCCCGGGTAGGTAGAGTTCTAGTGCTGTATCTAGAGACATCTCTGGAACACATGACTCTATCTCATTGGTGAGGAGACCGATAACAGTGTCTTTAGAGTAGGGGACATATGTCCTTACCTCCATTAACACTGAAATCTAATCAACTCATTACTGAGAAACTACCTGGCATTTCACCAGAATAGCTTCTTGAGCTGCGTGCGCCAGAGATGGCAATAGAGTGACTACACCTCGACACCCGGGAATTCTTCCTAGGTGTTGTATGTATAAACTCTGACTACCTTTTAACGCGACTGTCAGGTCTTAAAGATCTGACGGACCGTTACCGGTTAGTTGTAAAGCCGCTCAGCGACATAGACGTTTACGTTCAGAATTCGCCCGAATTATCCGTAGGTTCGGGACCTAACCCAGAAGATGGCTCCACGTGATCTAGTGGTTAACCAGATCAAATGGTGGCAGGCAGGGATAAATGCCGTTCCCCATCGCAAGATGGGGCCAC